GCTAAATCATTGATTGTTGCATCACTGAAACCAGCAGGAAATTGGATGTCCACTGTGAACATATTAGGCTTAACGCCTTGACCAATAACTTGAAGGAACGAAGATACGTTGTTAGTTGCCATTTGTTTTTACCTCTTGTTTAATTATCTACCAACGACTTCGGCGAATGATACGCCTGTCTTCGTTGCTGTAACAGTCACAGTTACATAGTTGATAGAACGAGTTGGTTTCACAAATATTTCTGCGACAAACTCATTTCTATCTATAACCTCTGGAGTATTGTTTGTCTCATCACAAACAACTAGGTAGTCTGTAACTCCTCTACGTGCTTGAACTTCACTTAGATATCCACTAAGTGCAGCGTTGAAACTTGCACGAGTGATTGTATCATTTTGCTCGAACAATACACCTTCCGCAAGAACTCTTGCTCTCTTCTCTATGTTAAGGAAGAGACGTCTTACGTTGATGCGGTCAAATGCAGATGGAGAAGCGAGTGCAGTCTTATCACCAAATAGGATAGGACCTGAACCAGGAAATGCTACAACAGGGTTAATTGCTGCAGTATAAAGATCGTCTCTTGCTGCTTTGTTAGGATTGAATGCAAGTTTAACTACATTCTGTAGTCCACCTCTAGATGTTCCTGCTGGAGAAATCCAGTCGTCACCAATAATAGAAGTAGAAACACATAAACCAGCGATGTCACCATTAGTACCGATGTAACAATACTTGTCGTTAAATCTATCGTATGTGTATTTGATTCCGCTATCCTTAACAACATAAGAACTAGAACCAATACTAGAGAAGAAGTCAATAGTATTATCTAATTGTTGTGCAGGAGTTAATGCAACGTTACCAGAACTAGCAATTTGATTACCGTTCCATGGTGAAATGAATGCAATGCAGTCTTTTCTTGTGTTTGCAACAGCAGCAACAGCACCCGCTTTAACAAGTGTGTCTGCCTCAGAACCCATTGATCCACCCATGATAACAAAATCAAGTGATGTTTCTTCTGTGTCTTGGAATAGTGTATATGCTGCAGAAATTTCTCCTGTAGTATATGCGTAATCATCAGTACCACCTGATAGTCCACCACCAGCAGTCTTAAGAATTCTTGCAATCTTAATAGGAGCACCAGATGTAGCACCGTAAGATGCAACAGCAGCACCAGGATCTTCTCCTAGTGTAGTAAACTCAGCAGATGTTAATGCACTAGCGTAAACGTAATTAGAATATTCATTTACATAGTTCTTCCAATAAATTGAAGCACCCTCTGGTGATTTAGCGTCTGATATCTTAGAGAGATATGTCATTCTCTCAACAACTGTATTTGTTGATGTGTCAATAATTGCAACGTGTACCTCGTCCATTGAGATATAACGCTCTGTTGCAAATGCTGAACTACCAGGTCTAGGACCTATTTCTTTATATGTTAAACCAGTTGATCCAATTGCAGTTGCGTTCCACATTGAATTGCTGAATGCTGTTGATGTATCTCCAGATGCTGGAGTAGGAGCAGCAGTTCCTTGTATAATTCTAACTGTGTTTGCGTCAACAACTTCTACAACCTCATGTCCAACAGCAGCATCGTCAGTGTATGTACCACCAACTGATAAACCGTGACCAGTTTTTACGATTGTAAAGTCAGGACCTTTGTCCACAATAACTACGTGAAGATTGTTTCCGTCTGCACCAGCAGTACGAGCAATAAACTTCTCTGATGAACCAGCACCAGCATCGTAATCTTCTTTTGATCCAACCAATACTGCTGAACCATCTAATGTTGCGTTAAGCACACCAGTTGCTGCACGAACAACCGCAAGAGATCCACCGTAGCGGAGATACTCTGCTGCAACTAACCAGTCTGCTGCGTTTGCCTCAGCTGGTGCTCCGAAAGTATTAATTAATTCTCTTTCAGATCCTATATTTGTAATTTTGCCTACAGGTCCACTGCGAAATGATGATGCAAATCCAGCACGAAGACCAGAAACACCAACCAAGACACCAGTAGATAGATCACGTTCTCTAATAACAACACCAGGCGAGACTTGACTTGCCATTTAATTTTACCTCTAAGATATCATTTTATCTAGAAGTATTTAGATAAATCTATCCCTCCACAGGGGAAACAACACACGAACACCCTACCAGTCTGGATAGTGACCTTCCTTTATTTCCTTTTTACTTTTTCTTTTTGCTACTATTCTTTTGATTGTACAGTCCTTACATTCGTAAGAATATGCAGATGGTAAACCTTTCTTTTGTTTTCTTGACATGTAGAAATCTTCCAGTAGATTCTTGATCTGATTACAAGTTCTACATCTTCTATCTTTGAATAGTAAATGTTCTAACTCAAATTGACTATCAAGATCCATCATAGTATTCTACCGCAGTTACATTTTTTTCCTTTATATTTTGAACATTTCCATTTTTTACATTTCTTTTTCTTCTTCACAGATCAGGAATCATATAATCAACTGTTTCTTCTTTATCTCCGTACCAGAAAGATCCATCCGCATCTACAAATGTATCATCTCCTAGACCATCATCTATAAAACCAAATGGTGCCATGTCTTGTTCTATTTGATTTCGTTGTTCTTCATAAATTCTTCTTCTAACATCTTGATCAGTCATTTCTTTAAAGTAATCTTGCATGACTAACCATGCAAACAATACCATACACATAACAAGGTCATCATGGTAACCTTCGTCTGCCTCCCATGCTTGCTTTCTTTGTATGAATGTAGTAAGTTCTTGAAGAATATCGAAATCGGTAAACGTTAATTTATCTTCTTCTATAATTGCTTTTAAATTTGCACATCCAATTTTCTTGACAGTAATACTCATCTTAACACCTAACTGTGTCTTTGTTCCTGAGAATCCTTGTCCTACTATCTGCCCTGCCCTACCTCTCATAGCACACATTAGTACGTTAGGATATTCTAGATCATAGTTAAGTGTTGCTGCTATTGAGTCTCCTATGTCATTTACCTCAACAAGTATGTAAGGATTGTTATATTCCTTTGCTACTTGAAAGATGACCGAGGGAAACAGTACAGGTTTAATCTCATTATTTCTGTACTTCGCAACGATCTTGTACGGGAGAGTGGTGATATCAAACACGATGAAAGCACTATAGTCGCCACCAATTCCTCTGGCAACATCGACAGTAATAATATATTCGTGATCTTCTTCTGCTCTCGCAAAAACGTCAAGTCCTGCATTTGAATTAATTGGGTCATTGAACGGAATGCATTGTAATTTTGCTGGACTGATAAGTGTATCAGCAGACCCCAAGAAGTCGCATTCAAACTCTTGTGCAAATTGTCTCTTAGATGTATTCTTTATCGTCTCTTCTTTCCACTTCTTATCTCTGCCAGGTACTTGTGACCAATGAACTTCGTTTGTTATGTAACCGTTCTTATCGTTTCTAGCATCCTCCCACATCTTATAGAAGTGGTTCATGCCATTAGGAGTGGATATGATTATGACTTTAGTTGATTTACCAGAAGTAATAGTAGGATATACCGATGCAAAGAATTGTTCTGCGACGTGGTTAGGGACGAATGCAAACTCGTCAAGGAATAGAATGTTGAAGGACATACCTCTAACTGCACTAGCAGACGTAGAAGCAGCCAATATTTTTGATCCGTTTTCAAGTTCAACATTACCTTTATTCCAAACTAATATACCATGTTGTAACCATTTAGGTAGGTTCTCATATGCTAATTGGAGTCTTCCAAGTAGTTCCCTTGCAGTTGAAGCTTTGTTAGCGAGTATACCAATATTAACACTGTCATTGAAGATAGCGTAATGTAAAAGGTAGGCAACAACAGTAGTACTTTTACCTGTCTGACGAGGAAGTTTTGCAATATTGAATCTGTTTTCATGAAAGTCCATCAAAATTTTCTTTTGAAAATCATACATGGAGAAAGGCACTAGACCCTCATCCAAGTTGATAATCTGCATATACTTCATAGAAAAGTATAGTGGATCACTCTTACACTTAATCCATTCCTGTATTTGTTTCTTTGTAAATTGTATCTCAGTTCCAGCCTTCTTGAGGTTGGGGTTACCTAGATATACATCGTTAGTTGCTGGCATTATCCTCCACTCCAATCCCAATTCCAAGGTAGAATTGCTAAACCAAAATAAGGCATAAGAAAATAGTGATCCATTAAAATTAAAATAGGTATACCAACACCTAATTCAATAGCAATTTTCTTTTTCATAGGTAATGTTTCTAACCATCTTTTATATGGATTATTAGCAACTCTATTTAATTTTAATTTATAGAATATTTTTTCTGCCCACCATTGTGCATCAATTATATTTTTAAACCAAATCAAAGGTGTCAGCAACCACTTAACTTGTTTATTAAATTTGATTATTACTGCTATGAATAGAATTATTATTAAAATTAAAAGTATATCCATTACCCATTATCTAGTGTACCAAATTCCCTACGTATCTCTCGTAGTTCTTCAAAATTCTTTTGCTTTGTACCACCATCATATGCCCATGCATATCCTGCAATGATCATGGCTTCGTTGAGAGATATATCAGCATCACCAACATATAACCAACCAAGCAAACGACCATACTTACCCATCCCGCCTTTGAGTTCAGTTCGTATAGTAAGTTCAGACTCTCCATTGATAGCTTCCTCTAATTGTTCTTTCATCCAGTTAGTAGCATCTATTCCCAATGCCTTCTCTTCCAAGTCTCTAGTTCTTTTCTCTGGCGTATCAATTCCTGCAATTCTAACTCTTTCTTTCTTGTATAAGTCAAACCCAAGATCAATGGTGACATCAATAGTATCGCCGTCAACAACACGATTAATCTCCGTTACTCTAAAATTATAGCAGCTCTTTCTGCTTGGTGGTGTCATCGCTCCCATCGTTCATCTCCATATATGACATCTTAAGTATATAGTAGATGTACCAAGTCACTACTACGACAAGTATTGCAACCATAATAACAACACCCCAAACTACCATTAGTAGTTCTTAGATTTTGGGATGTTACCACCCTCTTTTAACTCTGTAATTCTAAATGTCACAAGTTTCTCCCATGGAGAATAGTTATCAAAAAGAACTGATGCTGTTTTCTTTGTACATCTCTGAACAAATCCAACATATCCATTGTATATAGAGTCAGGACTGTCAATAGTAACTGTTGTGCCTGGTAAAATCATTATTTCTTCTGTAGTTTTTGTACTACTGTTTCTTTTTGCATAGGTGCAACATCATTTAGACCTGTTGCATCAAACCATGGTGCTTCTTCCCAATCAAATCCTTCACCAAACGTATTATCAGGTGCCATAACATACCAATGACACTTAGCGTCAGGTATATCTACAGCACAAACTGCCCAATCATCTGCCCACTGAGGAACCTGCACATACATTACAGGTAGATGATTTGCAAACAATGAAAGTATGAGAGAAAAGAAAATCATACCTTACGTCGTTTCTTTTTAATTGCTAAAACAGATACGATTGCTGCAGTAGCAAACACAACTGAGGCAGACACAACAAGAAGTGTTGGGTCATACATTATATCTGATTGTGATTCCCATGTGCCAGGCAAAGTGTAGACAGATGGGTGTGATGCAAAAAACATTTTTTTACCTTTTAGTATACTATGTAGTTAGGTTTTACGCACGGAAAAATCCAATGCAAACCTTTTGTTATCACAGATGATATCATCTGCTGCATGAGGAATCCTTGGATTAAATATGCAAAAATCCGTAGGTCGTAATTTATGAACGACCCCACCATGCATAAATCCACCACCCATAGTCTCTGGATCCCAATCGTTATTTAAAATACCCATTACTTTAATTGTATCATTTCTACTCGCATCGTCAACATGCACGTTATCTTTTCTATGCCTATCCTTTATTGCCACACCTGCATAGAATATCTCAGGTATGAATAGTTCTCTA